TGATACTATACTTGCAGCTCATTCCAATGATGAGTTTAACCAAGTATTGGCTGCGTTTCATGCAACAACAGGACACTCACATGACGGCACAGCTGGTGAGGGTGGCCCTGTAAGTACGCTTAGAGATGCAGACGCATTAAATAAAATATTAGTTGATACTTCTAATAATCATTTAGAATTTTATGTTGAAGTATCTTCAGCTGCTGTACAGCAGTTAAGAATACAAGATGGTGCTATTGTACCTATTACAGATAATGACATAGACTTAGGAACTTCCTCTCTTGAGTTTAAAGATGGTTATTTTGATGGTACAGTATATGCCGATGCTATTAATTTTAATGGTACAGCTATTGCTTCAACAGCAGCAGAATTAAATATAGTTGATGGTGATACATCTGCTACATCTACTACAGTTGCTGATGCAGATAGAGTTGTATTAAATGATAATGGATCAATGGTACAAGTTGCAGTTACAGATTTAGCTGCATATTTTGATGATGAGATTACAGCAATGCCTAATCTTGTTACAACAGCAGCTACAACTGTTGGAGCATTAAATTCAGGATCTATTACTTCAGGATTTGGAACTATTGACACAGGATCATCAACTATTACAACAACAGGTTTAATTACTGGTGGATCTTTAGATATTGATGATGTATTAATTAATGGATCAAATATTGGACATACAGATGACACAGATTTATTAACAGTTGCTAGTGGTATATTAACAGTAGCTGGTGAAGTATCAATGACTACACTTGATATTGGTGGCACAAATGTAACATCAACTGCTACAGAATTAAATTTACTTGATGGTATTACAGCAGGTACAGTTTCTGCTTCATTAGCAGTTATAGCTGATTCAAATAAAGATATATCAGGATTTAGAAATGTAACTTTAACTGGAGAATTAGATGCAGGATCTCTAGATATATCTGGTGATGCAGATATTGATGGAACATTAGAAGCAGATGCTATTACAGTTAATGGTGCTACTTTAACAGAATTTATAACAGATGCTGTTGGAGGTATGGTATCTTCTAATACTGAAACAGGTATTTCAGTTACATTTGAAGATGGTGATAATACATTAGATTTTGCTTTAGGATCTTCTCAAACTACAATATCATCATTAACAAATACAAGTTTAGTTATTGGTAGAGATGCTGATAATGATATAGATTTTGCAACAGATAATAATATTATATTTAGAGCTGCAGGTGCAGATCAAATTAAATTAGTAGATGGTGCTTTAGCTCCAGTAACAGATAATGATATTGACTTAGGTACATCTAGCTTAGAATTTAAAGACGCATTTTTTGATGGAACAGTAACAGCTGATGCTTTTGCAGGGCCTTTAACAGGTGATGTAACAGGAAATGTATCAGGCACAGCAGCAACAGTTACTACTGCTGCACAATCAAATATTACTTCATTAGGAACATTAACAACTTTAACTGTTGATAATGTAATTATTAATGGCACAACGATAGGTCATACTGATGATACTGATTTAATTACATTAGCAGATGGAATTGCTACAGTTGCAGGAGAAGTTTCTTTAACAACTTTAGATATTGGTGGAACTAATGTAACAGCTACAGCAACAGAACTTAATTTATTAGATGGGGGTACATCAGTTGGTGGTTCAATAACATTAGCAGATGCTGATGGTATTGTAACTAATGATGGTGGTACTATGAAAACTATACCAGCATCAGATATTAAAACTTATGTTGGTGCGGCAGCTGGTGCTTTTTCTATAGCTAACTTAGATATAGATGGTGGCACAGATATAGGAGAAGCTATTGTAGATGCAGATTTATTTATAGTAGATAATGGAGCAGGAGGCACTAATAGAAAAGTTGCTGCTTCAAGATTAGTAACATATATTGATGCAAACTCTAGTGCTGCATCAGTAGGAAAAGCAATTGCAATGGCAATTGTATTTGGGTAAAATTAAAGAGGAGATAATATGGCTACACCAAACATCGTAAACGTAGCAACTATTAATGCTAAAAACGCAACTGCCTTACTAGATGGTACATCTAGAACAGAAGCAGTTGATGTTCCAGCGGATAAAGTTGCAAAAATAAATACAATTCTTGTTGCAAACGTAGATGGTTCAAATGCTGCTGATATTACAATTGAAGTTAGTATAGATAATGGATCTAACTATGTTAAGATTGCTAATACAATATCAGTACCAGCAGATGCAACTCTAAGTTTTTTAGAGAATCCAATTTATTTAGATGAAACAGATTTGTTATATTTTACAGCATCAGCTGCAAATGACTTAACTTATTTTGTTTCTTACGAATTATTAGATGACGCATAGGAGATTTAGTTTATGGCTGGACAAAGCGGTGGATTAATCGGAACTCAAGTTACTCTCGTAAAATCATCTGGAGGCAATAACGAATCTAAATTTACATCTCCTGGAACATGGTCACCATGTGCTTCAGGAACTACATTATTAGATGTTGTTATTGTAGCAGGTGGTGGTGGCGGAGGTGGCTCAATAGGAGCACCTAAAAATGGTGGTTCTGGAGGCGGAGGTGCTGGCGGAGTTTTATTTATAGAAAATTTTCCATATACACCACCATCAGGAAATAAATCTGTAACTATTGGTGGAGGAGGTGCTGGTAATGCTGGTGCTTCTGCAAGTGGTGGAAATGGTGTAAACGGAAGTAATTCAGTATGGGGATGCTATACAGCTATTGGTGGTGGTGGCGGTGGCGGTGCTAATCCGTCTGATTTTTTAGCTGGTTCTGATGGTGGATCAGGAGGTGGCGGAATGGGTGGCGGTGGAAATAACGCTAAATGTGGTGGTGATTCAACTCAATCCGATGCTTCAGGTTTTCCAGGTTCAGCAAAAGCAAATGATGGTGGAACAGGAAATGGTGGCCCTGTATCAGGAACTCCAGGAGATTGCAGAACAGGTGGTGGCGGTGGCGGTGCATCTGCTACAGGCCCTTCTGGTTCTGAAAACAATGCTGGTGGAGCAGGACTTCCATTAGGAGATGTTTTTCCAGCATCAGCACCTTTTGGAGATTCTAATGTAGTTGGTGGTGGTGGAGGTGGTGGACAATATTCACCTGGAGTAGCACCTTCTATACCAACCACTCGCCCTGCTGGTGGAGCAGGTGGAGGCGGTGATGGAGCAGTTGGCAGTCAAGGTTATCCTTCTGCACCAGTTCCTATAGCTAATTTAGCAAAAGGTTCAAATGCAGATGGCAACACTGGTGGTGGTGGCGGTGGTGGATCAAAAATTACTTTCATGGCTTGCACTCCATATGATAGAGGTGCAGATAATAGTGGTGTTGATGGAAGAGGTGGTGGAAATGGTGGATCAGGAATTGTATTAGTAAAAGAAAAAAATCATTTAATTGCACCTGGAATGTGGAATATAAATGAAGTTTATGAAAAAGTAAAAGAAGGAGATTGGAGTAATAGTTTCTAAAGAAATTATAAAAATTTAAGGAGAAATAAAACATGGCACATTTTGCAGAGTTAGAATCAAAAACCGACCCAACTGGGTTTACATCAGATACACATTTGATTGTAAAAAGAGTTGTAGTTGTAGCTAATGATATTTCTGCTAATGGTGGAATCCTAGAAGATAATGATATGCACGTTGATGGTGAAACATGGTGTGTTAATTTTTTTAAAGGAGGAACCTGGAAGCAGACATCATATAATAATAATTTTAGAAAACAATACGCAGGTATTGGTTATAGATATGATGCATCAAAAAATAAATTTTTAAGCCCACAACCTTACGCTTCATGGTCATTAAATGGAAGTGATGATTGGCAAGCACCTATAACTTATCCATCAGTAATTGATGATGGTCAAGATCCTGTTGTTTGGTTTTACATTATTACATGGAATGAGAATAAGTATCAAGCTAATAATAATACAGGTTGGGAAGCAACTAAATCTAACGACACAGCAGAAACACCTACAGTTTACGATTGGAACGGATCAGCTTGGACATCTTAATAGGAGAATAATAAATGCCTAGAACCAATGGTGGTATAATCGGTAAAAGAAACGTAACTTCTTTTGGGAATTGTAAGCAGACTACAATTACATCAAACTCTACTCACACTACACAACCAGCAACTAGACTTGTAGACACACTTTTAGTTGGCGGTGGAGGTGGTGGTGGAAATCAACAAGGTGGTGGAGGTGGAGCTGGTGGAGCTGAAATATTTACATCAGTTGTTGTTTGTGGAAACACTGGTTATCCAGTTGTTATTGGTGGCGGTGGAAGCAATAACGCTGATGGTAATGATACAACTGGTTTTGGTAAAACAGGTGGTAAAGGTGGATCAGGTGGAACATCCCCTGTAGATAATGGTAATACTGTACCTTTAGGTTCAGGTGGTGGAGGATCAAACTGTGGAGCTTCTGGTGGTGGTGGAGGGCCTCAGGGTAATCCTGGTGGACCTACTGCTGGATCACCTGGAGGATTTGCAGGTGGTGGAGGTGGCCATGGTGGTGCTGGTAATTCTGGTGGAGCAGGTTGTACTACAAATGAACAAGATGGTGGGCCAGGAACAGATTTTAGTCCTACATTTCCAGGTATACCTAATTCTGGTGTATATGCTGGTGGAGGTGGTGGAGCCTCAAGAACTGGTCAACCCCAAAGAGGAGAAGGTGGACCTGGTGGGGGTGGTAATGGAGAAAGAGGATCTAATCAAGAAGCTGGATCAAATGGAACTGATAACACTGGCGGTGGTGGAGGTGGAGGCGGTGGCCCTACTACTTCTGGTAGAAGTGGGTTTAATGGTGGATCTGGAATTGTAGTAGTAAAAGAAATTAATAAAGCAAGTGGTGTATGGAATTTAAAAACACATTATTCAAAATTAAGAGAATCAGTAATAACCTGGCCTAGATTTTTTTATGAAGTAGATTATCTAGTAATCGCAGGTGGTGCAGGAGCAACAGGTTGTGCTACAGGTGGTGGTGGAGCTGGGGGTATGAGAATGTCTGGCTATGGTCCTAGTCCATTACAAGGATCAGCATTAGAAATAACTCCAGGAAATTTTACCATAACAGTTGGTGGAGGTGGTGCTGCTGGCCCTGCTTCAAACCAAGCAGGCTCTAGTGGTAATGATTCAACTTTTTCAACAATTACATCAGCTGGTGGTGGCCGTGGAGGAATGATAAATTCAGTAGGGATTGCTGGTGGATCTGGTGGTGGTGGATCAGGAACTTTTCCTGCTAACCCATCGTCTTCTGTTGCGGCAGGAGGAGCTGGTAATACACCTCCTGTAGATCCTCCTCAAGGAAATCCAGGTGGTACAGGTTTTGATGGTTTAGTAACAGCAACTTTTGGTGGTGGAGGTGGTGGAGCTGGTGCTACAGGAGGTGCTGCTAGTTCTGGTGCTGCTGGTGCTGGTGGTGCAGGTGTTTCAAATAATATTTTAGGCCCATCTACTACATATGCTGGAGGTGGAGGTGGTACAACCAATTCTGGAGGTGGAGCTGGTGCATCTGGTGGATCAGGTGGAGGTGGTGCTGGAGGTAAACCAGCAGGAACTTCAGGAAGTGCAAACACTGGTGGTGGAGGTGGAGCTGGTATAGCTGGTTCTGGTGGTGGAGGTACAGGTGGAACTGGCGGATCTGGTATTGTAGTTGTTAGAGGACCAAGTGCAATTACTTTTGCAGGATCACCTTGTTGTGCATTTACAGGATCAACACATCCTGGTGGAGATAAGTTAGCTAAATTTACAGCCTCTGGAACATTGACAGTTTCATAAAATTAATACCCCTTGACAATTTTAAATAATATTAGTATAATATAAGGGATATGAATTTAACAAATTATTATTGGTATTTCCAAAGTGCAATACCAGAAAGAATATGTGACGACATTGTACGTTATGGAAAATCATTACAAGATCAAATAGCAGTTACTGGTGGTTATGGAAACAAACCATTAAATGCAAAACAAACAAAAGATTTAAAAAAGAAAAGAAATTCAGATATTGTTTGGATGAATGATAGATGGATTTATAAAGAAATACAACCTTATATTCATCAAGCAAACACAAATGCAGGTTGGAATTTTGAATGGGATTTTTCTGAATCTTGTCAATTTACAAAATATACTAAAGGTCAATTTTATGATTGGCATTGTGATAGTTGGGATAAACCTTATCTTAGAGAAAATACTAATGATCCAACACATGGTAAAATTAGAAAACTATCCGTAACAGTTACATTATCAGATCCAAAAGAATATAAAGGTGGTGAATTAGAATTTGATTTTAGAAATTTAGATCCTGATAAATCTAGAAAACCTGTAAAGTGTAAAGAGATATTACCTAAAGGAAGTTTAGTAGTGTTCCCTTCGTTTGTATGGCATCGAGTATGTCCAGTAAAAAAAGGCTCAAGGCATAGTTTAGTTATATGGAATCTTGGATGGCCATTTAGATAAGGAGAATATGAAAAAGAAAAAAATAAAATTAGAATTCCCAAAACAATTAAACAGAGAAAATTTATTTAGTTGCCCAATATGGTATGGTGATGAACCAGGATTTGTTAATGAATTAAATAATGCATCAGATTATTATATTGAAGAAGCAAAAAAAAATTTAAAAGAAACTATAGATAAAAGAAATAAAAAGTTTGGAAACAAAGGAGACATGGGTCATGTGTTTCATTCAACATCATTAATAGGTGATCCTAAGTTTAAAAAATTACAAGACTATATAGGTGCAACAGCACATAATTTGTTAGTTGAAATGGGATTTAATTTAACAAATTATACAATATTTATTACAGAAATGTGGGTGCAAGAGTTTCCTAAAAAAGGTGGAGGACATCATACATTACATACTCATTGGAATGGTCATATCTCTGGTTTTTATTTTTTAAAAGCATCAGAGGCAACATCCATGCCATTGTTTGAAGATCCAAGACCAGGTAATATTATGAATCTTTTACCAGAAAAAGATAAAACAAAAGTAACATATGCATCAACACAAATTAATTATAAAGTTAAACCAGGAAAAACTATATTCTTTCCTTCATATATGCCACATCAATACATTGTAGATATGGGGTATGAGCCATTTAGATTTATACATTGGAACTGTCAGGCAATACCTAATAGTGTTTTAAATGTCAAAGCCTAATGATAATATGA